AAATTAAGTGTATCACCAGATTGATCAAGCAAAATCTTGTTATCATTGGCTCCTGCGAACACAACCGCCGGACTTAATAAAAGCAAGAATAATATATAATTAAAATTTTTCATCCTCTTATTCCTTTTTTTGATGGAGATCATTTCTTCCATGAGATCCATGGGGGTGGCGATGACCATCTTTTATTACCCAATAGCCTTTATCATGGCCTTGGTATATTAGTTCTAACACAGCAAGCTCAATAGTAGCTCTAAGCGACCGTGTCACTGATTCATTTTCTGTCATACCATCTTCTATTTCTATAAGCTTGGTTGACAAATCAATGAACTTAAAAACATCATAGCCATCCGCAATACTAAGGATAGTTTTTGACGCTTGTACATTTAATAGGATTTCTCCAGTTAAAGTACTCACCGCGCGTAAGGAAACAGTTACAACATCTCGGCGGTATGCTTGTTGCATACCAATTCCTAGATATCGTGCACCACGACCTCCCGTCTCAACGTTAGTATCAAATCCTATGACACCTCCCTCAAGAATAATTCCAGCGAATAGTAATGGTGCTAGACCAGTATCATCTTCTTCGCCATATTGCTCTCTAGTTGTTCGAACGATTTGACGTTCTCGAGTTAAGGAATCTAAACCTACTCTTTCTACAACTCTAAACCATGAACCATTACCTGCGGTTTTTAACGCGTCGATTAATATCGTCGCTGAACCTTGAGTAACGGCTGTGGAAAACATCGCAACGTCTCCCTTTTGTTTTCTTTGACCAGTTAAATCATTAAAGCTATACACAGCAACAACTGGCATTTTTGCTGGTGCTGGCAAATCATAAAGTTCCTTATATGTAGGAATCTTATTAATCGTTGGTTGATCCACACATACTAAACCCTTTACACAACCTGTAGCATCTAGGCCTTCTAATGGCACCATTTGTGCGCAACTAGATAAGAGCAATATGAAAATACTAGTTACAATATATTTCATTAGCCTGTTCCAGCTCCTACAGGAATAACGATTGTAGTCTCTGAACCGTCTTCAGCAACAATTGTCATAACTATAACTTCTTCGCCTTGAGTACATGTCCATATAGAAGCATCACATGAGGTTCTTTGATATGTAATCACATTACCTTCTAATACAAAACTGCCAAACGAAGATTCAGAACAGGTTCCTGCTGCTGCACCTTCTGCACTACATGTCGAAAACAAGCTATCTACTAACTGCTTTGATAACTGTGCATAAATCCTGGATTCTAAATTCCGCATGAATTTAGCCATTGTAGTATTTTCTTCTTCTCTTTTAGCGGCTAATATTGCAGCTTCTATGTCATCAGCAATAGCTTTTCTACGAGAAAACTCTTGGTTCTCGATTGTAAGGTAATGCGATGATGTACCCATGCCATTAAAAGAAGGACTCTTAAACTTATGAACAAGTTCGTCTCCTTCAACTATTTGGCTAAATAACATAAACAGTATAAGTAATGGCCAAAAAGCGATTGAAAACCACACTAATGCCTTAATGCTCCATTCGTTTATTTTATCTAATATGTTCATCTTTTTTTCCTTCATTATTTAAATAGGTTTGTCTCTCTCTATATTCCAACACAACCTTAATTTTTTCTTGTAATCTAATCATATCTTGATCAAGCATTCTAACCTGGTCTATTAACCGTATAAGTCCCATATGCATTTCTTCTAGCTTAGGATCTAAATCATCATTAATAAACTTCCAAACATAATATACGAAATATGCTAAACCTACAATAGCAACTGTAGTAAAACCATATTCAGCTATTAAAATAGCAGGATTTAAAGCATCCATATCAATCTCTTCTGACGTCTATCTTACCGTCTTCCACAAAGTTTTCGGACCTAGCTATCCTGTCGATAGGCGGTGTTAAGTCCAGCGCGCTAGAAACTAACATATCAATCTTGATAATTTCGTTGTTCATAGTACGCGCTCTATTTTCTAAACTCTTAGTAAACATATTAAGAGTGTTTATTTGCTCTACAACTCCAGATAACATTTGTTTTATTATAGTAAATATAAAAAAACCGGACGCTAAAGCACCAGCAATGGGTAATCCTACATCGCTTATAAGACTAAATACTTCATTCATATATTAAGAAGAATGACCAACGCTAACAACTAAAAGAGCAGCTCCGCCTTCAAGAGTTTCGGCCGGTAGTTTTCTTATATACTCTACTGTTTTAGTCTTAACTGTCATTGTTCCAAGAACTGTCGATCCAGTCTTGTGTGTCATTAATAAGTCACTGGCGCCGCCGTTGTATACTCTTACCAAACTTGCGTTGCTTACTGCATTTGCTGATGTTAGATTTGACTCACTTCCCATTAATTTAATCTTCATTTGTATCTCCTATTAGATATTTTCTAAGCGTGACATAAGTCTTTCCGCTCGGTTTGTAACTTGCTTATGCCATCTAGAATCTCTTCCTTCAACGGCTGCTTTTTTCCAATCACCACTTTGCAAAGCTGCATTGTGATTTTTAAATTGTGTTAATCTTGTTCTGCCCATATTAAACATCATATTAGCAATTACTTGTTTGGCTTCTTCAGGGTAATCATCCCATCCTTCATGCAATATTTTGCAGTCTTTAAGTACTGACTGTACATCATGATTGAAGCAGGCAATTGTTCTTTCTTCTGATACTGGGGTTCCCACAGCCTGTCCATGCTCTGGATCTGATTCGAGGACCAAGTGGCCAATTCCGAAAGTTGCGTAGCCCAAATGATCTTCATAAATTTCATTGACTTTACCCTCATCAATTGTTAGTGTTTCTCTTAATTGTTCAATATTCATATTCTTTTCCTTATTGGCTCATATTCATAATTCTATCAATTGGAATAGTATTCCAACTCGTTGTACTTTTCCAATTACTTAAAGTATGTTGACCATCAAATGTAGCTTCCCAAAATACTAATTCATCATTTGTATCTGAGGCTGTAAACTGTGTTAAATCTTTTAAATCACCATCAAATAATGTTCCGTTAATTTGGACTGCGCTCTGATCTACTTGTCTTTGTGGTTGCATACCTGGCATTATTTCTTCCATTGGACATAGCCAAAAGAACTCTAATAAATCTGTATCATCAATTTCAGCATATCTATCTTCAGCTGAAATTTCCGTGTTATTACTTAAATCGTATGTTCCATATTGCATTTTTAATTTATTTGGATATGTTTTGTCTTCTAAGTTCTGTGATTTTAAATTAGTATACATACCTAAAATATCTTCCATATATACATTTGATCCAAAATTCTCATGTAAGTATATATCAGCATTCTGTAACGTTGCAGTAGTTACATCTTCTTCAATAATAGTTACTTTTACTTCATCTTTAAACAAAGTCTTAAGCCAAGTAATAACTCTTTTATTATTTTCATATGCATATACATGTGTCGCACCGTACTTAACACATAGCCATGTTATAATCCCGGAACCAGCACCTAGTTCAACTACTGTTTTACCTGAAATATTTGCTTTAATAAAGTCTAAATAAGCTTCAGTTCTTTCTTTATCGATAGCATAATCAAATACTCTATTTACTATTTGGTTTTTCATACTGTTTCATTCCATGGTAAGTTTTCTTCAACCCATTCATTAACTTTATATTGAGTTGCGTCTTCATCAATGAATCTATTGTTTTCTGAATCTAATACTGCATGTATTTGAGCAAATCCATCATGCCAAACAAACTCAGCCCATTTTAATGTACCGGTTGGATTATCCCAATCTTCTACTATTGTATATGCTATATTTGACATTATGATACCGTCCATGTTGATCGATCAGTTGTTGTTGTATTTGCGCTACCAGTGCCCGATCCTCCTGGGAATAAGTCACTGTCATGAGTAGCAGTAAATGTCTGGCCGCTCCCGGTAAGATAAGGGCCGACAGCGCTGAAATTAACTTCGTTCCACAACCAAATTCTGGTTGTGTTAGTTGAAGAATAATAGTAACTAGCATCAGCTCTTGGTAGTGTTAGTGTTGTCATACCACTTCTTGTAGCCACTAAATTTGTATATCCAGCATTACTGTTACTTCCTGTATCCTCTACAATCATCATTACCACAGAATACAACTGAGTAGGTCCATATGTCTGATGAGTTATTGATCTTAATGTACCCATTGCGCCGCTCGAAGTGCCCCAGGTAGTTAGATCAGGACTGCCTATAATACTACCTTGAGCTGAATCTGTTTTAACAGCGCTACTTATATTATTATTGTAAGCGCCAATAGTACTATCGTAAGTGTTGCCATATGATTGTCCAAACCCATGAAGAATAGCTTCATAGGTATAACCTCTAGGACCAGATACCATCTGATACTTTGCTGCCGGTTGTATTACAACTGAACTTATCCCGTGACTATACCCACTAAATTCTGACATAGCATCAGGACTTGAGAATCCGGCCAGAGCAGATGCAGCTCTAAGTTGATAATGAGCTTCACCCGCGGTAGCCCACGGTAAATTTACTTCGTTAGCGATCGCAGATAGATGTATGTCACCTTGCGCTGTTGTATTAATTGCCATTACTTAATAATCTCCGTAATTAAATTTTCAAACTGTTCTATCTTAGAAACTCTATTTGGCCAAAGAATATATTCTTTTTCGGGATTTTTCTTTAGATTTGATAGTAAAGGAAGAATTGCATTATATAGCTTATTCAGCTTATCCTCTAATTCACTTGCATTAGCAGATGCTGAGGTAGCTTCAGATTTTACAGACTGTACTGCTTCAAGCTCGTTTTCGTCAACTGCAGTAAATCCAAAATCGAAATTTAATAAATCATTACTCATTTTATCTCCTTTACTGTTATTTATACAAGTAAAAAAGTCAAAATGCTGATTTATGGCATTGGTTGATATTCAGACATGCTATACTTTAATAGGATTTCATCACCCATCATAATACGAGTCTTAGTAAAGAGGTTTGCTTCTTGGCCATGCATTGTAAAGCTTGATTGACCAGTTTTTATTACAGTAATACAATTAGGGTTTTCAGAATGATTGATAAAACCACCTAATGGAGTTCTTATCCATTCGTCTTTTACAAATATTCGACAAAGACCTAAGTTAATACCAGCATCTATATCTTCTACTGCAAATATACCTAGACCATGAGTGTTACTATTCTTGATAGTAAGTGATTTTGGTAATGGAGTATAGGTATTTTCGAAACTAATCGTCATCTTTTTCACCCTTTATTCGTTTTAGTATTTCTACTAAATCTTCAATTGTTTCTACATCCGTTTGATTTTCTGTGTCTATTTCGACATTTATAGTTATTTTCATATTTATTTATTTACATAAAAGCTTTCGCCGCAACCGCATTCTCCAGTTACATTTGGATTCACAAATTGGAATCCTTCGTTAAGGCCTTCAAAAACATATTCAAGTCTTGTGCCTGCAAGAAAAGCCATACTGTCATCATCTACTACGAGTTTAATATCTTCTGATTGAACAATGATATCATGGGTTTTTATTAGATAACAGTACTCCATATTATATGAGTATCCACTACAACCTGAACTTCTGACTTCTATTCTAACACCAACACAATCAGTTCGGCCGGCCAATCTTTCTCGTAATATGTCTATTGCATGCGAAGTAATACTAATCATCCAAATAGACCCCAACCATGATTAGCAATTGCATTAAGTATAATTGCTATACAAGTCGCCATGTGAGTAAACCACCATACCGTTCTAATTCCTGCGACTGTATTTGCTTGTTTATCAGTCTCGCCGACCTTTTCGCCTAGACTCTTAGCCCAGATTCTCCACCATTTCTTCATTGTATCCATCCTATTATTATATTAAACATTATAAGATACACACATAACAAATTTGATACAACGATAAAAGTTCTTATCACTGATATTCTGTTTTCATTTTGTACGTCATAACCATCCTCTTCGTCAAAAGATCCTAGGGCGTGTTTCCAAATTATCCAAAGCTTATGCATGACCACGACGAACTAATTCGTTTCTAATTTTCTGCTTAAGTTTAGGCTCACAATTAGAATTCAGCTTCTCTTTTAATTCTTCAGTCTTAGTTGACTTCATATAAAAATTTTGTATTTGACCACTACGATCTTTTTGCGTTTCTTTAAATTTAACTGGCATATTATTCTCCTACGATATGCTTATATATTTCTTTCCATTTCCAATACCTAGGGATATCTCCTTGGTAATAAGAGTTATGCTCATGAGCAACAATAATTGAATTAAGTCCTAATTCTTTACCAAGCTCAGCATTCTCAACTTTATCTTCAACCCAAAAACATCCAGTATCTCTGTATGGTTCTAAGGCTTCGTCTTTGTCAGCACCACATGGTAGACATATCACTTCATCCCATAATTCGCGGCCAAATAACAAATCTAGATTTTGATATCTTAATCTTTGAGCATACTTATTATCACTTAAAGATGTTATACAATGGAATTTATATCCATGTAACATATTAAGTCTTTTCATATAATAAACAGCATCTCTTAAAGGCGGTAAAAACGCAATTGCTGCTGACTCATTAAACTGTCTAACCAATGGCTTTGACTGGTAACGTGCCAGATCAAATCTTTTAGCAATATCATACTCATTGCTATTTTTTGTTTGTATACCTTGATGATGCATCCATTGTGTAAATGAGTATTCCCAATCACATAGTACTCCATCACAGTCTACTAATATTATATTTTCTTTCATTTCTATCATAGTTCCTTACCAGTTTATATGTATATTATAACACAGTTTTTGGTAAAAGTAAACAACTATTTTCATTTATCTTCCAAATAGTTTTCTTCGTTTATATTCCGCAATAGTTTCTAATAACTTCTTGCTCCAGTTATCACGATGTTCAACAAAAACTTGAGGGCCTTGATCACCTGCAATTAATGTAACCAATTGTGTTATTGGCATACCTGTTCTTTCTTCCCACATAATAGAATATGCAGTTTCTTGTACGAAATATCCTTCGCACCATTCTTTCTTCTTTGGCTTTGCTGAGGTCTTATAATCTATAATAGAATTTTTACCATTCCATACACCTACACAATCTACTCTTCCAGCAACTCCTAAATGAGTAGAATATAGTGGAGCTTCTTGAGCATAGACTTTAGAAAGGTTAGCATCAAGAATTTCTTTTACTTCCATAAAATTAGATTTTACTATAAGGTTAGCATCTTTGTAGTAATCTTCTTCGTTATCAACATATCTTTCTAAGACCGCGTGGACTGATGTTCCACGAGTTGAAGCTCTACGAGAAATACGATTAGCTTCAACTTCACCAACGCGTTGTCTCCAAGCTCTAATATGATCTTCACTTAATATAGAAAGTACTGTTGTAATAGAAGGGTAGTTAACACCATCAGGAGCGGCATATGTTCTGCCACTTGAAAGTGTTGTAGCAACCATATCTTTGTAGCCCATATCAATTGGTTCATGTTTAAAGTTTCCCATTTTCATATAATTCCTTTGTCATAATAAAATCTCTTACAAAACCACTTCGAACAATGTCTTCCCATTTAAATTCAATATGATCAAAGGAGTTCATGTGTTTAATAATTTCAATAAAATCTTTAATGCCGTCTTTATCACCAGCTCGAGTAAAGTCTGATTGGTAGTAATCACCAGACATAATAAATCTACAATCTTCACCAAGTCTTGTTATAACAGAGCAGAGTTCATGATAGTTACAATTTTGTGATTCGTCAACTATAACAACTGCATTCTTAATAGTTAATCCTCTAATAAAAGAAGTAGTAAGAAATTCAATTTGCTTTAGCTGAACCATCTTAGTCCAACCATCATAATCTTGAAACAGATCATTTACAATAGCTTTATAAGGCGCAGTGTAAGCATCTTCCTTTTCTTCTTGAGTTCCTGGTAAAAAACCCATGTCTCTGGTAGGAACTGCAGAACGCACAATAATAACTTTTTCATATTCTTTCTTTAATACAGCTTCTAAAGCTAAATACAAAGATATAAAGGTTTTACCTGTACCTGCTGAACCATCTAAACATAAATGGCTTCCACTAGCAAAAGCATCAAATGCTAGTTTTTGGTTTTGTGTTAAAGGATCTAATTTAGCTAGATGTTCTAGCTTTAAACGTGTTGGTTTCTTATTCATTTTGTATTTATGTTATCCCTAAGTCGTGGTGGTAAACCTTTTTTGATTCGTTGTTGAACTTCTTTCCATCCGTCTCCAGCCTTACGGCCAACAGATCCAGATACTTCTCCTATAATCATTGGTGAACCAATAACTTGTCGAACGTTTTTGTCTTTAACGTATTCTTCCATATCAGAAATAGACATCATTTTAGTGTATACTTCTCCAGAAGTTAAATCTTTAAAATCATATAATGGCATGAAACCACTCCGGTATTTGACGTTTAGTCCAAAGCATTTTGAACCTGTCTTGTTTTGTCATATAAAAATTCCTATAGGATTCTACTGCATTTGTTCCATTTAAATCATTGACAACGCATTCAGGATTTGCGCTCATTGCTAATTTATATGGAGTCTTAGTTATAGTATGCTTGATTCCGTAAGGAGGATTACGTAAAAATCTCCGTAGTTTTAAATCAGTCGCATGAATTTTTCCATACCTATATGTATATTCATCGCAAAGAGCAATAAAATGAGCGTAATGCCATCTATAGTTTTGGCAACATTCACGAGTCCATACTGTTGATGGATGATTGTAATGACACGCTTTATATAGTATGTCTTCACGATCATCGTCTAGTTTAAAATATTGTAACATAGAGCCTGATTTTGATGGTCTACGTTCCATGACACCGTCTACCATTCTGTGAACAGTTGATAGCATTTGTGCAGATTCTACAATCATTTTTACGACGTGTTTGTCGCATTGTAATTGTGCGGCTTCGATAGGATCTTCGGATAAAATAAATATATTCATAATGTATATTATAACACAGTTTCAAGTAAATGTAAACCCCTCAGTGAAAATAAAATCACTGAGGGGTAATTTTAATGCACTTTGCTTATTGCCTCCATATCATCTAGGAAATGATTTAAATGCGCGATCTTTTTTTCCATCTTATACGCTAACACATCTTTTCCTTTCTTTAGTAATTTTCTTTGATAGTATAATGCCTCATTTCTGTCCTTCTTAAGGCGTTCAATTTGAATATAACTCATAAGCAATCTCCAGGTTATTTAGTTAATTGAAAAACTATCATGATATAGATCGTGTCGTTATTTTTCTCCTATTTTTTTATTAGGTCAGGAAATGCAGCTTTTATTGTGGCCTTGGTGATATATTTGAGTTTGATCTTTTTATCTTTGGCATCACAGAAAAGTTGTGCATCATCTGGGTGGATAGATTCAAGAAGCTCTACAAATTTTGTTTCTCTCTTGAATTGGTTTAAATTAGGCGAAGCAGATTTAACAAAGTTTCTAAACCTTGGATACTCAAATCTAAGTTCACTAGGTTTATTTTTACCTTCAATGTTAAACTTTTTGTAAGGTGGTTCTCCTTCAGGTAATGCTAATGATATTGTCTCATCAAAGGCAATACGTAAGACATCTTTTAAAGCAGTACATTCTTGGTCATGTAAATATTTAATTCTGTCTTCTCTAGTTTTTAATTTATTAGTATTAACTAATATTTCTGATATTAATGGTTTATCCATTATAAAATTCCTCCACGCATTCAATCAATAGACTGCATCTTTTTTTAATTAAGTAATTCAAAACCTTCATTTTCATAGCTGGTTTTTGCTCGTTAAAATTATTTATAATCTTTTCTTGAATGTTCGCAGGAATTTCTAATAAATCTATTAAAGTTTTATTCCTTTGGAAATTACGATATTCATCATGAGACATTATCTCTCTAAGATTATCTACATTATCTGCCCAATGTTCTATCTTTTTCATAGTCATTGGAGTTTGCCTAATACTATCCATAATAGCATTATCAGGAGATAGTACGTTAGGAATACCATCACCTTTATCACCCTTACAAATATGTTCAAATGTATACTTACGAGGGTTAGGATTTGAAACCATTTTCTTTTGTATTGGTGAATACTGTTTTACATTATTATATCTATGTAATTGAATAAAATCTTTATCAGAAGATATAATCATAACAGGTTCATGCTGACCAAACTCTTGTGTTTGTTGAGCTAGTACACCAATAGAATCATCAGCCTCACATCCATCTAAATGAATTACTTTGTATGGAAAGTTTTCTTTTAACTCTTCACGTACTAGGTTTAAAATTCGAAAGATTTCACCCCAGTCTTGAGTTGACTCTTCTCTATTCTTTTTGCGATGCCCTTTATATAAAGGAAAGTAATTTTTACGCCAGTAACCAGAACCATCAGCGCAAATAACCATTTGGCCGTATTCTTTTCGATACTTTTTATTATACATACGTATACTATTAAGTATCATATGTCTTATCATATCTTCATCATTTAATTTTTGTACTATAATATTAGATAGTGCTATTTGACTATAATCAAGTAAAATCATTCTAAATTTTCCGTTATTTTTTCATGTATTAAATCGAAGTAATCATGTAGAAAGTGATCGACTCCTCCGTATCTCATTAACATTGAAGATATCATATTAATAATAACAAACATATCTTTTGCTTCTGGAAACACTGGGTTTCTAAAATCAATATTATCAAAATAACTACTATCATTTAATAGTAATTCTTCAATCATCAGCAATATTATCTGAGAAGTTTCTCTACATTCATCACTGAATTCCTCGTACTCTTCTCTAAGAAATTCTTTCTCTTCCTCAATTTCTCGAGTACGTTTATTAAGTGGGAACTGTATAATATTGTCTTTCATAATGTATATTATATCACAGTTTTACGTAAATGTAAAGGTTTATTTTGAAAAGTTTTTAACCGCATTCCCACCAATTCTGCAATTGATAATACCATTATAATAATCATCTGTTAACAATACCTCTCTATCAAACTGTTCTTTAGTTTCCATATAAGCACATTCAGATTTAGTTTTGCACATGTAAAGAATTTCTCTATAAAAACATTCTTCTCCCATAGTGTTTACATCTTCTACTAAATGTTTATTGGAACCCCAATAGTCTCTCCAATCAGATTCTACTAATAACTTTTTGCGTCTTTTTCTTGTCTTTGTTATCGGTAGAGTCTTCTTGCTCCAAAAAAACTTCTTTCCAACATATTTCTTTCCTGAGCCACGGTTGGTTATCATATAGACAAAACCGTACACGTCTTCTGGAAGAAATTGTTCTGGCGGTTGCCAGGCGATGCCTTGATAATGCCATGTCATATTACTCGTTAAAGTCTAGTTCTTCTAGAGCCTCATCCTGTTCTTCACCACAATGTGGACAAAATAAAACAATCTCGTCTTCATTGTGACCTATTATAGTTCTATTAAAACAATGATCACAATTGACTACTGATCGTTTCATATGTGTTCCATCATTGATTTTAGTTTATCGTATCCACCAATTTTTACTCCATCAATAGTAACTTGTGGAAACGTTCGTGCTTGTGGAAAAGTTTCTACCATCTGCTCTCTACTAAAATCAATTCCTAGCTGTCTATATGTATATCTTAATTCTCTGTGTTCAACTAACTGCTTTGCCATGTCACAATATGGACACTGTGGCTTTCCCCAAATTTCTATATTCATAAGCTTAATCCTGATAGTGCGTCTGCATCTATATCTTGTTTTACTCCGCCTGTTACATATGAAGTAATCTCTGTTTCTTGAGGAGCAACTTGAACATTACCACCCCCAATCCATTTTTCAGTCCAGGGTAATGGGTTAGCTTGTGGAACTACATAAGGACATGGTAATCCAATAGCACGCATTCTCTTACAGCCAATCCACTCAATATAGTCTGCTAATATTTTTTCGTTAAGTCCAATCATAGAACCATTTTTAAATAAGTATTTGGCCCATGCTTTTTCTTGATCAATTACTTCTTCATAAAGAGCAATACTATCTGCTTCCATTTCTCGCGAGATTTTTTCAAAGTCTTTATCTTCTTTCTTAAGAAGCTTTAACATAATTGTTGTAGAAGCTAAGTGTAAGTTTTCATCACGAGCAATCAGCTTAATAATCTTTGCATTGCCTTCCATCTTCTTTAATTCAGCAAACGCCCAAGAACAAGCAAATGATACATAGAACCTAACACCTTCAAGAGCATTAGCACTCATCATGGCCATCCAAATAGCTCTTTTATGATCCATTGTTTTAGTCGGGCCCGTGTTACACTTAATTAGATCATCATAGTATTTGGCAATCGATTTACCACAATCCATAATTTCTTTTTGATTTAATAAGTCGTCAAACACCATAGATGGATCTGGATATACATTACGAATAATATGTGTGTATGATCTACTATGAATGGTTTCAGAAAATGACCAAGTTTCAATCCAGTTCTCTACTTCAGGTAAAGATACAATTGGAAGAAATGCTAAGTTAGGAGCTCGTCCTTGAACACTATCAAGTAAGATTTGTCTTTTAAGATTGCTTGTAAAGATATGTTGCTCGTTTTCAGTAAGAGCATTGAAATCTTTTTTGTCTTTTGATACATCAATTTCTTCAGGTCTCCAAAAGAAACCCAATTGTTTATCTGTTATTTTGTCCACTTGTGGGTATTTAACTTCATCATATCTTTGAATATCTACAGCCTCATCTAGAAACATATTTTTACTAAGGTGAGACTTCTTATTCTTCTTCAATACAGCCATTAATTTTTTCCTTATATTTTACAGCTTTCGCAGTCGTCTTCTTCATATTGTGGGCTTTCACCATCGTATGCATGATGGGTCGTTTCATCTGTCATTTCTCCAGCCCCATCAAACGTATTGAAATAGTAAAGTTGTTTTAATCCGTACTTATATGCAGTTATTAAATCGGTTAACATTATTGACATTGGTATCTTATTATCTTCATAGTGTTCTGGATTATAAGATGTATTTACACTAATGCCTTGATCTATGTATTTTTGAAGAATAGCACAGATCTTAAGATAACCATCAGGAGATTTTTGATCCCACAATAAGTCATACTTATTTTTTAAGCGAGCATAGCCAGGAACAACCTGAGCCATAACTCCATCCTTACTTTGTTTATAACTAACTAACGCACGAGGTGGTTCTATTCCATTCGTGCTGTTAGAGATTTGTGCACTTGTTTCAGCAGGCATTAATGCCATCAGAGTAGAATTGCGAGTACCTGTTTCTTTGAGCTTTTCTCTAAGCTCGTTCCACGGTAGTCTTTCTTTATGCTCTATCAAATTATCTATTGCACCTTTATATGTATCAATTGGCAACACTCCACGAGCATATTTTGTGTGATTTTTTAAAGTTATTTCACCTTTTTCTTCAGCTAATTTTTGAGAAGCTTCAATTAAGTAATAAGACCATGCTTCTGCATACTCATCTACTATATCAAAAGCGCCTTCATCATATTTAAGCCCACGTTTCGCTAAGAAGTATGCTAGGTTGATTATACCCACACCTAATGGTCTACGCATTCTAGTCCCTCTCTCGGCAGCAGGCACTGGATATGATTGATAATCCAATAATTCATCTAAAGCTCTTACAGATAAATCACAATACTTTTTAAATTCTGATGGTTCGTTAATAAGACCCCAGTTAATTGCTGATAATGTACATAATGAAATTTCACCTTCATCTGGATTATCAGATAATGGACTAGTCGGTAAATCGATTTCACAACATAGATTACTCATACGAATAGGAGCAAGCTTTGGCTCAAACGAACCATGCTCATTAGCATGATCTACGTTCATTATATAAATTCTACCTGTGTCTTTTCTTTGCTGCATTAAAGTAGAAAATACATCAGTAGCTGGTAATGTCTTCTTTCTAATAGATCGAGTCTTTTCATATTTTTCATATAGTTCTTTAAATCTATCTTGGTCATCAAAGAAAGATTCATATAAACCAGGAACATCGTTTGGATCAAAGAAAGTAATGTTACCACCAGACAATAATCGTTCATACATTAGTTTATTAATCTGGAATGCATAATCCATATGCCTTACACGGTTTTCTTCAATGCCTTTATTGTTTTTAAGTACAACAAGATCTTCAAATTCGTAATGCCACATAGGTAGATATACAGTAGCAGCTCCTCCACGAACACCGCCTTGTGAACATGACTTGACTGCCGCCTGAAAGTATTTAAGGAATGGAATTAATCCAGTATGTACTACTGAACCGTCACCAACCTTGGATCCTTCAGCTCTTATAGAACCCGCTCCAATACCAATGCCGGCTTTCTTACTAATATATTTTACAATCCCGGTGGCAGTAGCATTAATACTATCGAGACTATCACCAGATTCGATAAGCACACAGCTTGAAAACTGACGGGTCGGCGTGCGAACACCAGCCATAATAGGCGTAGGTAACGATATATAGAATTGCGAGATAGCATCATAATAATCTTTGACATATTTTGTCCTTTTGTCTTTATCATATTTAGAAAATAGAGTTGCAGATATCATCATGTATAATATTTGCGGAGTTTCGTAATGCTGCTTTGTTTTACGATCTTGTACTAGGTATTTACCTCTGAATTGTTCCATACCAGCATAAGTAAACGAATCATCTCTGTCATGTTTAATGTAAGCATCAAGCTCTAATAATTCTTCGCGAGTATAGTCTTGCATAATAGCACCATCATATACTTTACGATCAATATTATCAATGACAACTTCAACTAGTGAATGCGGAGTATATTGACCATAGACTTCTTTACGAAGTTTATAAGATATTAACCTTGCAGCAACAAATTGGTAGTTTGGAGTATGTTCTGATATCAGCTCAGCCGCTGATTTAATAAGAAGCTCATGAATATCATAAGCTGGAATTTTATCATACAGTTGTATATTAGCTTTGATTTCTATTTCGGATATTGAAACACCTGAAATATCTTTAACAGCCCATTCTAAAACTTTGTGTACTTTTTCTAAGTCGAAGTCTTGTGATGTTCCATCCCGTTTGGTTACATGCATTGTCATATTTTATCCATTATTAATGTTAGTTTATCATAATATACTATATATTATAACACAGAATTCAGCATTTGTAAACTGTTATTTTACTTTATTTAGGTGTTTTGCTATTTGTCGTGCATGAACTTCAAATAGTGTATTAACATCTTCTTCTATAGCATCTATTCTATCTACGAGATCTTCATATCCATCAAATCCATCAAGTCCACATGGGAAGTGAGCCTTTTGTTCTAACTCTTGAATTCTTTTAGCCATTAAAGGGTACTGTTTAATAAACTTAGCGTCCTTCTTAGCTAGCTCAAGATCATACTTTACTGCGACGTATTGCATAAAGGTATCTACTTTCTTTTGGAACCAAATACCTATTGTAGTACCTTGGAACCAAGCATAGAAAGATGAACCAATGATAGATGATAACACTGACTTTAATGTTAATATTAATAGCCAATGCATTTTACTTCTCTCCGGCAGATAGCTTTCTAATAGCTTGTACATAGTTAGGCATTCCATGGTCTACTACACCATCAAAGAACTTCCAACGTTTCCATGATTGACCAATACCCTTAAAGAAATCTCTCCATGATGGACCATCAGCTTTATTACCATCACAATCAAAGTAAATCATTTCTCCATGATGTACAAATCCTAACCACGCTGGTGGCATTCTACATACTATATCATTGTTATTCATCATTCGGTAATGATCACATTTAATATTTTTTATAAAGAGTGGACCTCCAACTCTTGGTGAACCAAAGGTAAAGAGTTCTTGAGGGCAATAACGTGTGGCACTAATAGTAGCCATAGCAGCACCTAGACTATGCCCAGTGAAATATACATCTTTGCTTTTCTTTAATTGACTATTCTTATCTAAGATTTTTACGATTTCCATCCATACATCATCTACTTCTTGTTGGAAACCACCATGGACTTTACCACCAGCAACAGCACTATTCTTAATAACTTTTAGATCTGCCAATACGTCATTTAATTTAGCAGGTTCTGTACCTCTAAACGCAAACCAAAGGTTGTGGGGATCTTTAGCTACTAATACCTCAGCACCATCAACACTAATTAAATTGGCATTGGTAAAACCTAGGTTTTTACATGCTTCAGCTGCAGGCTTAGGATCCATATAGGCAATGGCCGACAACTGAGCTGCTATATCTGCTCTTTCCCATACTGTCATTGTATCTTTTATTCTACTTGTCGCCATCGGTTTTCTCCACTTTAATTTCAACTGCTGCAGCATCTTCATCATTTATTGTAACATTCCTATAGTACACTATCACTTCGCCCAGCTGATTTATATATCTTTTAATTTCTTGAGTGTTATAAGACATAAGCTCGTAATCCGCAATTGTCATTGCTACGAATACTACATCACCCCCATTCTTTTTCTTGATATCATCTACGAATCTATCAAAATATGTATACCCTTCTGGATATAAATCTTCTCTACCCAATTTACAATTGGACTTTTTAGTTTCAGGATCTTTAAGACATCCTTCGATGATTTTAGCATCTGAAACAACATACCACTTAGGTTCTTTTAACTTTATCGCTCTTGGTAATACTGGTTGTATTATTTCAATCTGAACAGGCTTACTTATAATCTGGACTTCTCTAGGAGCTTGTTGAAGTAGACTACAACCACTAATCGTTAAGAGTGCTAATACGAACGCTATCGTTTTGAATCGCATCGAATACCTCCTTTGTTCCATTATTAATTTTCTTCTCTACTAATCCGGGTTTAGCGCTAGCTAGTTTTCCAAGATTATGTCTACGGAAAACATCTAAGTATTCAGTCATTTGACTTTGGTATACTTCATTTTGGACTTGTTGACCTTGCAAAGCTTTAGATGTCTTTTCAAAGTTTTCTGTGATGGCCGCGATAGCAGCTTTTTGCTCTTGGTCTCTTAGATCTTGCGCTAAGATAACTTTTGATTGTTCTTCTAGTTTGTTAATCATTGGTACTACTGTGAAGTTATAATAGATATACCCTCCAAGTGACATAGCAACGATGATACCTATTAATATTTTTGACATAATTTACTCTGCTTGTTTTTTAGCTTCTCTCTTTGTCTTTTTAGCCAACATTCTTTCAACAAATTTCCGGCCCGCTGTTGTTCTTCCGTCATACGTAGGAACTTTCTTTTTCTTTTTATCATGTACTGCATCTGATGGCATAGACACTCCGCCTCCACCAACACTATTTGCTGCGTCTTCCCATACTTCTAGAAACTTTTTCATTTTTTTAGATCCATACTAGTAACTAGTATTTTTTGTTTAGTTAATACGTGTTCTACCTGATATACATTCAAACCAAAAATACTACCATAAGGTTCCATAAAATTAAAAACTTGTACCTTAGTATTTATACCAGCAATTAAGTCACCGGTGACTGGTGATGCAATATGTTCTTTTAATGTATATGTTCCTGGGCATAACTTGTTATTCTTATCAAACCAAGCAGCGCTTTCTGAAAGATCGATTGTTTCTTCTAGATCTTTTAAGACATTACTCATAATATCTCTAATTTCATCTTCAGTAAGATCAGTGTTTTCTTTAATTAAAAACAATGCTGATGCATAAGATGCTAGTTTACTTTTTCCGAATGGTAACTTATTAAGTAATCGTTTAACATTAAAAACTAATCTATGAAAAACAGTATAAGCGGATTTTTCTTGAGGAGTTTTTCTATCAGCAGCCTTTTTTAAAGTTTTACCTTGGTCATCTATAACTCCAAGATCAAAAGCTTCCATCTTATTCCAAGGCGTAACAAGCAACTTTAGAAACCTAAACGCGTAAAATAAATCTGCTGTTCTGGATACTATGCTCATTAAATATTCCTTAGTCTGTTTATAACTAATTTATCCAAAGGGATTTCGACCTTATAATCTTCTGGTAAATAATGTAGAAATACTAAAAATGTTTTTAAAGTTGTGTAGTGCTCAGGTTCAACTTTAAACCACATCATTCTATTAGCAGCATTAATACCAAACACGTTGTATAAAATAATAATATGGTTTAATATTAACCTTTCTTGTAAATCACCAGATTGTTCATAACGTCTAAGCAATCTCTTTAGATACTTAAATCTTGTTAAATCTTCTTTAAACTCTTCGACGTCAGTACACTCTGGATTATTATAGTGCTGTGACGCGAAGAGCTCGAAGTTCCTACTTGTAAGCTTATCAAATATCTTCATCATATATTATATATAATCGTTTAATTAGCTAATTAGTCTTCCTCATTATCAGCTTCATAATTAGCATCAACATAATCAAAGAATTTCTTCTTATTGTCACCTTCTAATTCACCAGGTGAAGTAACACCAAACTTTTTAAGAGCAGACTTAAAGAATTTCTGATATCTTTCTTTATCTTCTTGCATCTTAGTTTTAGCTTCATTTATAGCAAGAGCCTCATCAACTACAGATTCAGTAACTTCTTCATTAGCCAATTGTAAAGCAGCTGCTACTTCTTTATCTTTAGACAAACCTTTCTGCATCTTTTCGATTTTCTTAACAGCACCAGTCATATTACCACCCATCTTAAGAGCAGTTTCTACAGCTTTCTTAACTAATTTCTTATCAGCAGCTTCGTCAAGTTCGGCAGACTCATTCATCTTTTGGATATCGCCTGGCTTCATTCCTGGCCAGTTAGAATCAGGATGAATATTCTTCTGACCCTTTGGTGGTTTAACTTTCCACACTATAGCTTGTTTTGCTTCGTCAAGATCTTCTTTAATATTTTCTACAGCTTTAATTAGATCTTGAACAGTATACTTCTTCTTAGGATTTAGAGCATCGCCCAAAGCTATTTTATCTGGAAATTTAGTCTTTTTGCTAGCAATTAAATGTTCACCATCAAAATATAAACCTTTAGCTTTTGTAGCTTTCTTTAAAAACCTAGAAAGTGTCATTTGAGGAATATCAGAAGCCAGTTCTTTAGGATCTACTTTAGCAGAATTTTCTTCTAAGTCTTCATCTTCATCTTCGTCGTCGTAGTCTTCGCACTTATATTCTTTACCAGCTACTGTAAAGGTTAGATCACCTTTATCTCTAGCAGCCATTAAAGCTTTAGTGAAAGCATTGCCTTCCTTTTCAACTTTCTTTTCTTCCTTTACAACTGTTCCATCTTCCTTTGCTCCAGACTTCTTGGCTTTATGTGAAGCTTTAAAATCCTTTTCGCCTTTAGCTTTAGGTTCACCAGCTTCTTCAACTTCTGGCTTATCATGGGTGTAACCTTTATCAGCAAGAGCTTTATGCTCTGCTTCATCTTTGGCTACTTTTTTCTCGCCTTCAGGACTCCACATATCATGTGGAAAATTTCCTTCTTCTTTTACTTTACCTTCCAGCACGGCACTTACTGCTGCGGCGACGCTTAAGGTATCTTTATCTTGCAGTCTCATATTAGTTCTCCTATGGTATAACTAGCATTCCTGTGATAGCTGTGGCAGCACCAGCAATTACTATCCAGAATAATTTATTAATTATGTTTACAGTTGCCGCGTTTTCACGGACCAACTTATCTAAACTATCTACTCTATTTATAAGAATTAATAGTTGTTCTCCTTGTTGCTTACAAATTTCAGTAATAGTAATAATTTTCTCTTCAGCTCTTGCTAAAGAAATAATAGCATCTGACATCTGATCAATTTTTATTTCGATCCGATCGAGACGAGCATTTGATTCATCACGTTGTTGTTGTACACTAGCCATATTTGTAAATCCTACATTTTAAGGGTGTTACCCCTTTGATTAACCTATGGTACTCACAGCGTTTAATATCAAACACCATACCTTTTTTTAATAGCCAGGGTAGACATTTCTGTAATTGAAATTGCCATCCTTCACCATCTAAAATTTCTATTTCTCTATCTTCAAAGTCTCTATGCCAAACGAATTCAGCATCATCGCAGGTCGGGTCGAAAGTTCTTATCTCTCCATCTTCCCAATACGGTTTACCAAAAGTAAGATCCACCACCTTTAAGCCCCAAGTCCTTAGCATACTTTGGGAGACGACATGCCCAATAGCCTGCTTTCATTTTATCGGTTTTAGTATCACAGTTGTGACGAGATGCGAAATTTCTTGCTGCATCTCTATCTCCAATCTTTGATGTTAAACCGCCCTTTTCGTCGCCAAATTCTATTTTCTTTACGTTTCCAGTCTTAGGATTTTTAACGTAAACAACGTATTTCTTTTTGCCGCTTGATCGCTTAGGTTTATTTAACTCAGGATCTGCCGCTTCGTCTATTTCTATCATAGGCTGTTCTAAAGGAACTTGAATGCCTTCATATAGACCGAATCTTTCTTCAATATGCTCTAAGAACGAATGCACTATTTATCCTTTACAGCTTTTAGTCCACCTGGAAAATCAAAAGCTTTTGGATCACCTAAATTCTTAGCACCTTTCTTTAATGCTTCAGCAGAATTCCTAGCTTTTACTACAACCTTTTGGCCTTTCTTTAATTTGTTAATAGGCTTTTCAACAGTAACTGTCCAAAATTCCATACCTTCATTTCTTATTTCTTTAAACGTTTTCATTACGTCCCCTTTATAGTTCTTACTATTTTGCTTGTTATCATTTTAATAGCAGTCATATAGGCAAAACCTAGTCCGAAAACTGCATGAAATGTATGATTCTTTTCTATTTCGGATTTAGGGCCTAGCTTCTTAGTCCAGTTATCTACCCACTCCCCTTTGTATCTTAACACCGCGTGTGATACTTTCCACTTACTCGGGCCAACTAAACAAATACCAGCTTGATGGGTAATTAACAGCCACCACATTTTAAGGTGAGATTCTCCACATAGTCTATATAGAACAGACAATGCATAGTCTTCGCAATCACCAACATACTTACCTTCTGCATCTTCTGAATAGATAATCTTCCAAGCATCTTTCATACCGTACTGCTCTGAATCTAATCTATACTTCCATTTAGCATTGAAAGCTTTTACTATCTTCTGGTCTTCTTTATTCATTTTGTCTGTCCTTGTATCCATCTTATAGCAATGGAGTTTTCTGGAGGTTTTGCCGCCCAGGTTTTTATTCTTTTATAAGCATTTAATGTAGCGCCTTCAATATCAGATCCTTTCGAGTTGTCGACAATAATCATTCGCTGTCTAAACAATGCTTGGAATTTACCAATATTGTTTTGTACACTTGACCACATTTGTGTTACCATATCATCTGGTAAACTTCTTGGTCTATCATTATTTCTAGTTTGTGCAGTTTCTAAATCTGTATTAACAAATATCATATGTACAGCATAACCAAGACTTCTTAACATATCAACTTGTTTTTTAATTTTTTCATAATCTTTACCAGTACCATCAATAACTATACCCATTCTTCCAATTAAAGCTCTAGTCATAATCTTACCAGTTAATGCTTTAGCAGAAGCTCTTACTAACTGACCTTGTGCTGATGCAATATCGTCTGGATCAGTAGTAAGACCTGCCTTTTTCAAGCCTTTTTCAAAAGCATTATCTGAATTTATTAATCTAAACCCTAATGCTTTCAAAGCAGTCTGACCTACAACAAATGATTTACCAGAACCTGGGCCACCTGCTAGGAATACTGCTTTAAAAATAGAAGGATCATTAACACCTTCCATTAAATTAAAATGTTCTTTAAATGTTGTCATTTCTTTAGATCATATCTAAAAGAACGCCCTTTAGATTGTTTATCTTTAGTAATTTTATATGCGCCCATTCGAGCTAGAGTATTAACAAATTCTAAATTTCCTTTCTTTAGATCTTTTAATAGTTCCGGTTTTGCCTTTTTCCAAATAGTATCAAGTATAGCGTCATCATCCATAACTAATGGAGCTTCGTCAAGAGTGTCTTCGCTATACTTTTTCTTAAGTCTTTCGTTATCAGCTTTTCTATCTTTAGCTCTCTTATCTAAATCAACACCTTTTTTCTTAAGTCTTGTTTTTAATCTATCAGCAGCAGATTTACCTTCTAAAAAATCTTGAAAATATTTCATTAATTATCCTCGTACCTTAGCTGCTAAATCTTTATCAGCTCCGCCCCATGTACCTTTTGATTTAGTCGCAAAACTATTTACTCTTGCTAATCCCCATTGAGTTGGATTTGTTCCTGGTCGATGGCTTCCTTTCCAAGCAGCATATCCTCTGTCGAAGACCTTCTTTAATATACCATAGGGCATACCAGTTTTATCAGCTTTTTTCGTAAGAGCAGACTTAGCAGCATCCTCTTCCATAGATTGCTTAAAACTTTTCACTTCTTCTTCTCCAAATTGTTTTTTAAACTGTTTAGTATGCTTACTTTCAGGTGCATTTGGTTTTGGCTTATCATGCTTAGCTTTTTCTTTTGAATCCATATCATCATAGCTTTTTTCATCTAATAACTCAACGGAGTCTAGCCATACTCTTTTTTTCCATTCTCCGAATTCAACTACTAGAAAATTAGTACCGCATCTTTCAATAACACCAATTTGATTTGTTTCTTTTAATACTACTTCGTCGCCCTTTTTAAACAAAGTACCTTCAACGAATTGCTCTCTTTTTTCTGATACTGGTTCTAATTCAATGTGTTTTCTTTGATTATGAGATTCTTTTAGACCCATACCCTTTCTAATAGTATTAAATAATGCTTTTGAATCTTTATAGCCTTTAGGCATTCCTTTTGAAAAGTTTTCTAAATCATTATCTGAAGCATATGCTCTTAATTTAGAAGCTGACATACCTTCGACGCCTTCGGCATCTGGATCTCTTTCTCCAGCTGAAACGATTTTAATTCCATCTTCGAAATTGTAGAAACCATGTCTAGAATCTACTCCGTTATATTTATTAAGAAGAGTATCAAACTCTTCTACTCTGTCTGAACCGGCGACCATAGTTACTGAGGTATAACCTTGGTCATATAATTTAGTAGCAATGTCCATAACGTGTCTAACATCACCATCAGCCATTATGCTACGAGCGTGCTTTGGAAACATTTTACGTAAGAACTTTACTTTCTCTTTAAACGTCAAAGGATTCTTTTTAGGATCTTGTGACTTTGAACCATATATTCTATATGGATTGGCTCCAGCAGTTTTCTTTAATTTATCAAATAATTTTTCATGCCCTGAAGTCGGTGGATTGAATCTACCAAATACAAAGTAAACTTCGCCCTTAGCTTCTACTAAATAGTCACTAAATCCTTTTATCATTATTTACTTTCACCTTTATTTTTTAGTTTAGCTCTATCAGCCTTTTTAATCGCTGGTAACAACTTTTTAGCAATCTTTTTAATTGCTCCTTTTTTATTAGCTAATCTCTTTTCTATTCCGCCTCTTGCTGCGTAAGATAGATCCGATTTGCTTTTACCTTTCAGCATTTTTTTAATTAGCATATCACGAGCTTGTTTTTCTGCTTTTGATTTGAGTTTTTCGGGAGAGGCTAATTTCTTTGCAGCTTTCTTTTTACCTAGTGCAATTTTAGCTTTGTTTTTTCTAAATGAGGCTTTCATCTTCATTCGATGTTGAAGTGACATGGCTTCAGAGAAGTCTACAGAATCTTCTGATAGTTCTGCATTGTGATCTTTAAATGTTTTCATTTCTATCCTCGGCCCATTTAGTTAGGATTGTCCCAACCTTTTATAATATCTTTGCTAAAGTTGTTGGTAGAAAATTCTAATCTATCAACTAATTTAACAGCTCCACCTTCCATACGATCTATTGCAACAAAACCTTCAGGGTTGGTTACTCTAAATCCGGATCTTGTCTTAACAAATGTACTAATATTACTTAGTCCATTTAGTTTATTTATAATAATTAATTTGCTATCTACTACTAAATTCTGTAAATCGAATACATTTTGTAAGTTTTTTATGTTTGATGTAGAGAAAAATGCTAATAAAGCATCCCTTTTTGCAACTTGTGTGGCTTTGCCCTTTTGAGAAGAACGTGAATCTATTTCCTTTTGATATCTATCCGATACAAACTTAACTAATCCCTGAGCATGCTGTTTAGTATTTGTTATCCTTTGGCCTTCTCTAACCTTAGTATTATTATATACATTAATCACTAAGTTTAACTCTTTATTTGATTCTAATTCTTTTAAAGTTGAACCTGATATCTTTCTAAATAACTTACCAGCATCTGAAAGCTTTTTAGTCAGAGCTTCTGTCTCGTCTTTAGTTAAAGTTGCGGTACCAGACAAATCATCTAATGTTGCATCTTGCATCCATACATCTTTTGAAGGCCTTAATGTTGTAGCTATTTCTTCACCAAAAGCTGCTGTCATTGTTTCAAAGCTAGATCCACTATAAACAGTATGCCATACAATACCTATTTTAGCTCTTAATATTACCTTGGATAGATCACTTCCTGACGGTACAGCGTAAGCAATAGTGTTAGGATGGAATACAGTATGCTTTATTCCACCAATAACTTCAGTCTTAAGATCAGACTTATCAAACATAAAATCGCCTTGTATAACTCCAGTTATACCAAGAGGCTTAAGATATGTATACGCCATTTTTAGCTTCTTAGCTAGATCACCATCAGTGTCAGCTTCAATATCTTCATGAGACTTATAAACCTTAGGGTTCTTATTGAATACGCCTTTCTTAGCAATAAAGAACTCGCCATCATTAGGATCTTGTCCAGCAAATACAGCAGGAGCACCATCCCATTTTACAGTAACATCTACTGCAGAGTTGGCGTTACCAGATAACATATCTCGCAAAGACCTAAGTGCAAGAATAGCTTGGCGGGCTCCCTTAACTCCACCATCAAGAATAAGATCTTCAATGTGAATCATATGAGTATTCTTACCTGCGGCTTCTGATAACTGATTTTTAAATGACTTCATTCTATTTCCCTAGTTTAACATATGTACTTGAATCTAATGTCTTAGATCCAGCGTAATTTACGAAGTTTGTTATAATTGCATTAGCTTTTGTTCCAGTGTTTGTATCAATATGGTAACACACATATAATGATCCTAATTTAGCAGATATCCAATACCAATCTTTTTTGTTCAATTCCTCATAAAATTCAGCATCAAGGACATCTGGATAAAAATGCTTAAACATTATATAGAATAATTTTATAGATCTTTTATTACCATTCGCAATATTTTTAGCAGTTTTCTTTATTCCCTTAGCATGATCTGGAATTCTCTTTCTAGTTTCACGGAATATAAATTCCTTCATACCACCCCAGGCTATTCCGCCACCTCTTGCTTTAGTTCCTTTAATCTCAGCTTTAACAGATTCGCCAGAAGCATTATCTTTAAGGTTCATAGATCCAGTATCATATTCAATGAATGAACCCTTAGTTGACCAAAAATTTCCGCTTTTTGATTCAAGACTAACTTTTCTTAATCTATGGTTATCTGTATCAGGTGGATATTCATTATTATACTCTTTTAGTGCAACAGGGTATTTAGTCATTGGACCCTTAAGTGATATACCTACTAATCTTTTATCATTAAAGTGTTTTAGTATAGCTTGATTTATAGCACCTACTGATGTTATTGGTAGTTCTTTATCAATATCAAAATCGTTAGCAAGAGCCCAGAAATCTCCAGGATTCCACTTGTCATCTTTTAGTGGCTTAAATCCATTGTTTCTATATGCTTGAGTTTTAAGAGCATATATCTTAATCATTTTAGCATCGCCTCTATGAAAAGTCATACCCTTATGAATATAGCCTTCTTTAATTAACATTTTTGCAATATTATACGATGATAAAACCCAAGCATCTGGAGTTTCGAGTATTGTCTTAAGAGAAGTATCTAATTCGGTTCTTGTAAATGATTCTGAAAGAACTTCTGGTGTAAAAAATTCTAGGGCCTGTTGTCCGTGGTCAAGCATTGCTTGACACATTACAGCTTGGTGACATTCATTTCTAGCAGTGTCTTTAGTACCTGAACCTGCTCCTGAAGTTCCTCCACCAAATACTTTAGATTTCTTAAGTTGCGATAGTGGAATCATTACATCTCCACATACAAATGAAATGTTTGAAGGAGTTGTTTCAAATTGATTTAATTTTTGAAGGGCATCTTCAATGTCTGTTACTATTGTATTACCACCTTTTCTAAGCTCTAATGACTTTCCATCTCTAATCAATCGTCTTAAAATATCTATTCTAGCTTCGCCGGTAGTACCATTTAGTTTTTGTAGTTCAGACTGATTTAATGCAACTGCTTCATTTATTTGATCAATTGCATTATTTCGTAAACTGTGTTTAAATCCTAGCATTATATTTTTTCCTTTATTATCTTAAAACAAAAATACAATACTATTTATACAATATTATCATCCACTATTTAGAATTATATGTTTTGTTTGGTGTGACATTATCGTTACTATCTACTTTGATTATGCCTATATTCTCAAGCATATCAATCATTTTAGCTCCACCATCTCGGATTCCTATGGTGTAAGAAGTCCAAGCAGTACCCGAAATAATTATAAAACCAATAAAGTATTCCATTAAATTTCTACTTCAAAGAGTACTACTTCATAACTTTGTGACAACATTTGATAATAGAATGTGTCAGCTTCTGCTTTTAAAGCAAAGACATACTCAGCAATAAGTTTGCCGTGTTCAGTTGCTATTACCTTATAAGCTGTTTCTTTCATTATGAATTCCTCATATACTTTTCAACTGGTATAAGCTCAATGAATTTACGACGAGACTTAGAAAAGCTTTTCATAGGTTTTGAAAACTCTGTATAAAGCTTTGACTTAGATGAACGAAAGCCAACTAAGTGGCCCTGTTCATTAATAACGTAGGTATGGTTTAATACCTTGTGGTTACAATCATCCCAATTTGTAATTTCTTTAAATGCTCTTAACATTAGCAATATCCTTCATAATTAGAACGTTCATGAATATATACATCAAGCCTTTCAGCATGACGAATAGGAAGTGTTGAATCATACGCTCGTGGACTACGCCCATCAGCAATTGCATGAATTGCTCGAGGGCCACGTGGCATGATGTTTACACGATACTTTGTTGTTAACCTGGGTTCAACATCAGTCCAACCATGAATATACCTATTTTTATTTATTCTGTCGTTTTCTTTAGCTTTTTTGTTAATGATCTTAACAGTTTTGCGAATAGTTTCAAGTTCAAGCATATCACCTACAGATCCAACATGAGCAGTCATTACATAAGCATTACTTCTAGTCATTTTACACTCCTTGGGTCATATGTTCATATGACTCATTACATTCATTAAGTTTATTTCCGCATACACAAGTTATTGATTCTTCAAGAGTTGGTGCTCCAACAATATCTCGTACTTGAGATTCACTAAGTGTTTCGGTAACTAGGTTTTTGATGATTTCTTCTAAGCTCATAATATTCTCCTTAAATTCCTGTCCATCTGATTTCTGAAGCATTTGGCATGTTAAACACATTACCTCTTGCAAAGTTTGTAGCTGGCTTGTTATATCCAGCAGCCATTAGCATATCACCAATATTAAACGGTTTGCTAGTTTTATTATCAGTTGCTTTAGGCGATTTCTTAACAATGAAGCCAAGAACGTTTGAACGATGTCCTCTTTCAGACTCTTCAGTTTTAATCAATTTGATATAGTTACGGCCTTCTTCATAGTGAAAGATCATATCTTCCATTCTATCTTCAGCGTAACCTTCACCGTATGAATATTCACTACGAGCATAAAAGTTTTTAAGATCATCTTCCATACGCTTAAGGAGAATAGAGGTGTGAATTAAGAGGTTTTCAGTAATTGTGTCTTTCATAATGTAGTTCCTTATCATTTAATATAGGTATATTATATCACAGTTTTAAGCGAATGTAAACCCTTTTATGAAAATAAATCAATTATTTTAGTTATAGTCAATATAACTCTGGTGAATATAGCTTATATAACATCATCCAAAGGGAATATTTGATATATGACTTTAGCACAAGCTTTAGCAATTTCCATGTGTTCCTTTTGAGTTCCATTAGCCGATCGCAATTGGATATAATGTATCCAAGATCTTAATGTGCCATTAACATACATACGTGACATAGTCAAACCTTCAGGTAGAATTGCCCTAGCCTGTTCTTTTGCTATACCAGCATTTACAGCCCATTCGTAAGCACGTTTACAACGCTCAATAATAACCTCTTGGTATGATTCCCATATATGGTTAATTGAATCTTCTAAGGGGATCTCAAGTGAGTTTTGTCTATTCTTAGTATCTTGCATTCGTGCTTCTCGAGTCACAAAATTTAGGTCTTGAGTTGGGTCTGCATATCTTTGTGAGAATTCTTGAAAAGAAAAAGATCTATGTCTAAGAATTTGACGACCAATATCACGAGTTGTATCAATCTCCATACAGACACTGGCCATCTCTAGAGGTGACCAGTGCTGGTGTTTAATGAGATAATTTATTAATTTTTCGGCTGTTTCTTCATTATTTTGGTTGTTGGGATTTGATACTCTTGCGCAGTATGCAACAAGCTGTAACAAATCATCTTTCAAATCAACGCCAATTGCTGGCTTACTATACGAAATAACACGAACATTAAACATTGTATATCCTTATTAAAAATTTAAAGTTAAATTAATTGCAGCTGAATCCATAAATGCACCTGATCTTACTCCGTCCATAACCATTAATCCAATTGTTAGATTTTCTGTTACAGGCTTTGCAATCATTAACATTACATGAGACATTTCAGTTTGTCCAATTTTATTTTCTGCATATCCAACTGATACATTAGCAGCTTTGATAAATGTTAATGCTTGTAATACTTCTAAATAACTTAGATGCTCATCAACAGTATTACGGTAATATTTCAAACTTGTATTTTTCCAAGACGCTCCAATATAGACTTCTTCGAAAGGTTCATAATCGTCTCCATCGAAGTTATATTGAATAACACCCAAGTCTATACTCATATCGTCAGTCAAATCCGTGGTGTAACCAGCGTAAAAATCATATTCAACATTAGCAGTATCATCATAATCTACTTCACTTGCCCATGCTCCTGCATAAAAACCTGATTCATGATTATAGTCTACACCTGCTGCTACTGCAACATTTCCCGCATTTTGTGACATGCCTCTCCAAAAATAATCTGAAGCGACTGAAACATTATACGAAGTATCTGCTTGAGTAGTAAACGATGTTACTAATAAAAAAGAACATAAAAAAGCTTTTATGCAATTCACTATGCTTCTCCCTTTACTAGAGTATATATACCCCATGCCAAACCTGCCCAAGCTAATAGTTTAGCAATACCACCAAACAATACAACCGAGCCACATACCACGATAAGTGATACTCCATCTAAAGATGTTCTTTCACTAACTCTATCTTTAATCCAATCTAACATATTTTTCTCCTATACTTTGAATTCCGCAAACGTATCTTTACTTTCTCTATCTCCCCACGTTGCGATTGGTTTATCGGGGATACTCATATCTGACATTATATCAGATTGAGCAGATTCTTCTACATCATACAACTTCATTCTTGCTCTATCAATACCAATAACAAACCGTTTGTATTTGGTTGGATCATTATAACGATTCTTAAGTTGTTTGACCATAAGTTGATTTAGTTCATCTAATTCTTCTGTTGCAATAAGTGCAAACATTAAATCAGCAGTAGCAGGCAATCCAAAAGATTCAGAAGTATCTTCTAGACCTACATCAGTATTACTAAAGCCTGATCTTGTTGTTTGAGTTGCTGTCATAATTGGAACATTAAACTCAATTGCTAAACCACGTAATTCTTCGGCTATAGCTTTTATGTAAGTATAACTATTTATACTACCACCCATGGCTTTCATACGAGAAGATGAACATATATTCAAGTAATCTATGTATATAATATGAGGTTCAAACTTCTTCTTAAGCTTTAATTCATTTAATAATGCTCTGAAATGACCGGAATGAGCAGCACCAGTAGGATACTCTTTAATGAGTAACTTACCAATAGTACCCTTTGCTATCTTTTGAATCTTTTCAGAAAATACATCTTTAGGTAATGATTCTAATTGCTGAATTGGTAAGTCCATTAGGTTAGCATCAATACGTTCAGCAATTCTTTCTTCAGCCATTTCCATTGTAATATATAAAACATTCTTACCTTGCTGTAATACTGCTGCTGCGTTGTGACACATAAACAAAGATTTACCAACACCGGTACCAGCCAAACAAACATTAAGAGTCTTGTTTGGAATACCGCCCTTAGTAATCTTATTAAAGTAATCAAGATCCCAAGGTATTCTTTCTTCAGTTTTATTATAAAAGTCAAAACGAGAATCCGAATCATCAATATAATCATGACCAATTGCTTGATCAAATGAAACACCAAGGGCTGTCGACAAAATCTCAGGTATTGCACCTTCGCTTTTTTCATCGTCTTTACCATCAATGATACCAATTGATTCCATAATAGCAATATAGACTGCTCGATCTTTGCACCATTTTTCAGTTTCGTTAATAAGATACTCAGTATCCAAATCAGTTTGTGTATTGATTTCATTAATCAACATTGCTGATTTATTAAGTACATCATCTGGAGCATTAACTTTTTGTAGCTCTATATCCAATACTCTACCAGTTGGTAGTTTATTATGTGTAGATACAAAATCTACAATAAGATCGAATACTACTTTGTGACAACCTTCAAAATAAGCTTTTTGAAGATATGGTATTACGCGTCTGCAGTATTCGTCGTTATTAAGTAGATGACTTAGTATGTGTGTCGGTATTTCGTTCTGCAATTGATGTAGTCCCTTGTTCAATAATATGTGTTAATAAATCGCCCAGATAATTGTTAAATTTCTCATCATTTCTTAATGTATCATGATCAAAATCACCTGGATCATTTATATTATACGTAAACGTCAATGTTGCTAAATCTAGTTCAGCTGATTCTTTAATAGAAACTGTACCATAAATAAATCTTACACCGTTATAAGGTGAATTTTCATTTAAATGTATAGCATAAAAATCTGATTCAGGATGCTCAACTGTCGTAAAATGACTGTCCATTAGTCTGTATACTCTATTTCAGGATCAAAATCAATTAAAGACTTATGACCAATTTGATATTGTTTAATTAAGAAATCTTTAAACTTTTGTGTTTTAAGAATTGGTTCCCAAAATGCATCTTCCTTAGTATCTTTTTCTCTTACTTTAGGTTCAACAATTTCTCCAGTTTCTTGATCAACTCTACAGTACCAACCATTACTAGGTTTAAACACAAAGCCGCCGGCGATAGCAATATCAAGAAGACCACTGTTACGTTCAACACCACCATCCCAAGAAACCGATACGGGAATCTTAGATTTTTCTTTAACCATTCGTGACTTTTCAACGTTGATAACAAAATCATAACCTGTAACTTCCATACCTTTCTTATTCTGCCTGCGACCTAGAATCCAGATATTATCGGCTGAATAATAAATACCAGTACCACCTGAAACTACAGCTTTAGGGAATAATCCCATTTCTTGATATGTATGATTGACTGCCAGTAAAGACACATCTTTCATAGTTAAGTAAGGTGTTACCATACGGAATAAACCTTTAATAGCTTTAGCACGAGACATATCAGCAACTGATTTCTCATTTAATGCATCTTCCAATTCTTTCTTAGAAGCAAGGTTACCAATAGAATCAATTACAATAATAACATGGTCTTTACGATCAATATTATCCAATTGACCAACTAAATCAAACTTAAGCTGTTCAACATCAGTAATTGGTGTATGAAGTACTCGAGTGGTATCAATACCAAATGCTTCAAAGTATGATTGTGGCGAACCAAATTCAGAATCATAAAACAACATAACAGCATCTTTATGTTCTTTCATATAAGATGAAGCCATCAATAAAGCAAATGATGTTTTAAAATGCTTTGAAGGGCCTGCTAATACAGTCAAACCAGAAGTTAATCCACCATCCATATCACCTGATAGAGCAACATTTATCATTGGTACTTCTGTTTTTACCATTGTCTTTTGGCCAAAGTATATACTATCTGATAATATATCAGTAGTTGATATCTTTGAGTTCTTTTTAAGTTTATCCATTATACTCATCGTACTTTTCTCCTGCCGAATTGTGTTTGCTGTGTAGAGCCTACTTCTCTTTTATGTCTAGCGATAGCCTCGGCCTTTTTACGCTTACGCTTAGCAGTTGGTTTTTCATAATATTCTTTCTTACGAATATCTTGTAATATTCCAGCAGCTTCTACTGCTTTTTTAAATTTCCTTAAAGCTACATCAAACGGCATGTCCTGTTGTGGACGTTGGTTCTTCTTACCTTTTCGGAACTTTTGGGGTGGGGCTGTTAAATTAATACTTGGCATATTTCCTCTTCTATTTTAATGTTGATGTATATATTATAACATAAATTCAGTCAATTGTAAACAGTTTTTTTCATATTCATAGGTTTTTTTCTTATTATCTTGAACCATGAAATTTGTATCGACTTTATCTAATCTACCTTCTAGGTACTTTTTAACCATTCGAGCGGGATGCTCGGCAGTTGTCACTGGTACGTTTTGACACATATGATTAAGAGATCTTTTAGGATTTAAAAGTTGATAATCACTAGGTAGTTTCATTAGTGATAATGATTCTCTTACGGTTAAAAATCTGTCTTCATCAGGATGAGTTAGATTAGTTGGCATATGTCCTACAAATGCTCCAATCTTATCTTTAGGAATTTCTATTCCCTTTCTCATAATATTGCCACCGGCTTTAAGCTTATGGTATTGTCTATCACATTTATTTGCAACAGTGTCATATCCACGTTCTCGCATCCATCTAGCAACTTCTTTGTAATTTGTTCTTTCTTCAATATAATCTTGTAGACCTGTTGATTTTTTAATCTTAGCTGAGAATTCTGAATGAGTAATCCCGCCTTCAAGTTCTTCTAGAATATACTTATAATATGGTTCATCTGATGGCTTACCTTCTTTACATAATATATTGCTCATAGGATCATCTTTATTATATTTAACTGCTCGAATATCATCGGCAATATTTGATGGTGCCACTTCAATATATTCAAATAATGGAACTGAATCTCCTTTCCAAAAGAAGTAAAAAGTACGGTCTCTAACTTGACTTAATCCATGTAATAATGATTTTGTTTTAAATATACTGAATGTATATCCATTAGCCTCGGCAATTTTTCGCAGTCTACGTACTACTGGTTCACCCATTTTTGAAGCTAATCTTGGAGCATTCTCACCCCAAAAGACTTTTGGTTGAACTTCAGATAAAACATACTCTGCTGATTTTACCATCCAATCATTTGCTGGGTTATTACTCGATGCCTGTGGACTTAATGAGCTTAGCCCAGCACATGGACATATAGTATTAACAACGTCAACTTGACCATTGTGTTTATCGCCTTGAGATAAATTTAAATAAGGAACTTCATAATTATAATAATTTTGTAAGTGTTCTTCATTTGCTTGAAAACCATCGAATGTTAAAAAATATTCTGGTCTTGTTTTAAAAATATTTTCCATTGCGATTGTTTCTCCACCAATCAATGGAACGATACTTGCCCATGTAGTCATATTAAAAAAATTCCTCGAGTGTATTAGTTTGTTCTATACCATTCCAATGCGGATAGTATTCTCTGGATAAATGTATTGATTGTGGTTTTTCCATAAATTTAAAATCAAGTTCTTTATCTTTGTTCAACAGATAATTAGTCCATCTAATCAATCCATATTCTTTTTCAATATAGTCATTAAATCGATTACGTGCATCTGTTCTTTCTTTCCATGAACCATAAAAGGGTTTACCTTTATAATATCCAGATTGCGGTATTTTCCTTGATTCATCTTCTATAGGAAGCAATTCATAAATTTTAGCATTATACTTTTTAGCTTCCGTTATATATCTATCAGCCAATTCTTCTATACTTATTCCAAGTCTAATAGCATGGTGTCTTATATCAATATTACCAAAATAACATTCAAGTTCATCGTAATCATGTTTAATAAAAGTATCAAAGCCTTCATTCAAGGCGCCATTAAGAGTTTTAAATGGAATGCTATTTACAGTCCAACCCGGACGATACATACAAATAGAATGACTATCTCCAATCACTAATTTACGCGTAGGGTTAATAACATCAACTCTAATTGCTGTGTTATACATTCTTTCAAGATTTACTAAATCTACATCATTCCATTCTGGTTGTACTTCTTTTTTGGCTGATGCTAATTTATCTTTTATCATAGTGTGATACTCTGGAAAATCAATTCCAATGGAGTATAC